AACCCCGGTCTTGCCCTTCCCTTAATTGCCCTTCAATACCACGAAGTCAAGATTAACCTTGATATTCGTCCAATTGATGAGTGTTTATGGGCGGTATCATCACTCAATTGCAGCGGTTCTAGCACCAACATGAAAGTCACTCAGGCTTACAATCAGTCACTAGTTGCTGCCTCGCTATATGTTGACTACGTTTTCCTTGACACTGACGAGCGTCGTCGTATGGCGCAGAACCCTCATGAGTACTTGATTGAACAACTCCAGTTCACTGGTGATGAATCTGTTGGTTCATCTTCCAACAAGATTAAACTCAACTTTAACCACCCCTGTAAGGAACTCATCTGGGTTGTCCAGCCTGATCAGAATGTTGATTACTGCTCGTCACTTGATTGCAACCAGTTACTATACCGCACACTTGGCGCTCAGCCGTTTAACTACACTGATGCGGTTGATGCTCTCCCCAATGCTATCCATGCTTTCGGTGGACCCGATGGTGTTGCCGCCAATGGCGCTGCTGGAGTAAACAACTCTTTTGTTGATGGTTCTGGATTATTCCATGATGCTGGTGGGGTTGATGTCGCTACTGGCAATTGGTGGAACAATGGAGCTGACAGTGGCAACTATAACCAACCCAATCTTGGATTTCAGACTGGTGGTTTCAATAATGCGGACATCGTCAACTCTGGTGTATCTGATGCTGGTACATTCGTCCTTGCTGAGACCTCGCTTGACATGCATTGCTGGGGTGAAAACCCTGTTGTCACTGCTAAGCTCCAACTCAATGGTCAGGATCGTTTCTCTGAGCGTGAGGGAACTTACTTTGACCTTGTACAGCCTTATCAGCACCACACTCGTAGCCCCGACACTGGTATTAACGTGTATTCATTCGCCCTTCGCCCCGAGGAACACCAACCAAGCGGCACGTGCAACTTCTCGCGCATTGATAACGCCACCTTACAGTTGGTCTTGTCTAATGCCACCGTTGAGGGTACCAAGACTGCTAAGGTCCGCGTGTATGCTGTAAATTACAACGTGTTACGTATTATGAGTGGTATGGGAGGTCTCGCCTACTCAAATTAAAGACCATATATCATGTGGTTTATATTTATATCTTTTAATAATTAAAAATTGCATTTTAATTATTAAAGCAAAAAGCAAGTTAGATGCTTGATACTATTAATAAAGACTACAAATTTTTGCTCACCCGGCTGGGTGAGCAAACAAATACTAGGGGAGGTCCTGACAAACATAGAAATTTGTTTGATCCCGAAGGTTCGGGAGCAATTACTTTCTCCACTGGGAAAGCAATATTCTAATAATGATTATAAATATTGTTCACCTGTTTGGGTGAGCAAATGTTTACTTAGAGAAAAATATTATTAATAAAGGTCATAAGGTTTGATTTATCTTAAAAGAATTCAAACTTTATTTATATTTTTAATTTCCAAATATATTTTATTAATTATCTCAAAAATGTTAAAATTTTTATCATATGGATTGAATCTTATAAAAACACATTCACCTATAATATCTTCAATTTCGCATTCTCGCTCTTTATCTTTAATTATATTCAATGGTGAGGAATGTTGTAATTCATCACATTCTAAAATAATATTATAATCTTTAAAATATAAATCTACAACATATTTATCAATTCTATATTGTTTATGCATTAATTCTGTGTCAAATGTTTTTATAATATTATCAATTACATCAGTTTCAATACAACTAAAATGATGATTGTGAACATTAATATTTAATAATTCACATATGTTTTTTGTAACTGATCTTCTGCTTTTACATAGTAATTTTATTAAACAATTATATGTGATGTAATTTTGAATTTGATTGCCACCATTTGTGCTTGATTTTATTTTGTAAATAGATGAATTATCAAATGTTTTAAGCATTGAACGAATGTTTTTTAATTCAATTATATTAGCAATATCATTTGCATTATATAGAGTATATGGAATTTCATTATTATAAACAATATGGCATTTAAAATTACTTTGTAATAGTTTTGATTGATTATATTCAAATTCTTTCTCCATTGGTGCATAAATTTCATCATTCATAATAATGAATATATATATTTCAATTTTAATAATTAAAATTTGCTTTTTATTTTCAAAAGCAACAACAACATAAAGACTAGATTCTATGATAGTTTATAAAGAATGAGTTTAGATATCGTAAATCTAATTGAGAGCAATCCAATCACCAAATTAACTGGTAATTATCAAAGCAAATTAGTAGAGAAAGTTAAAAATTCATTTACAAACTATGAACAACAAATATTTTTATCAAGTTTTTACTGCTTTTTGAAGTATGATTCTAAAAATGATTTCGTAGTTGATTTAGATAATGTATGGAAATGGCTTGGGTTTAGTCAAAAAATTAGGGCTAAAGAATTATTGGAAAAAAATTTTACTATTGATAAAGACTACAA